CGGATGAGCTGGTGCGGCTGTAACGCCTGCAATAAACGAATCATCGACACCGGTTACTTTTCCATCAAGAGGTTTACATATAGGGCAGACAGCCTCATCTGAAGATGTTCTCCATATTTTCTGACCGACTCCCTGCTCTTTGTACGTAATAAGCTCTGCCTGCTGCATAGCATTAGCAACCTCGGTATTCACAATAGTTTTCGCTCTTTTGTCAGTTATATCATCGATATTTTCCGAGATTAACTTAGCAATTTCATCATTCGTCATGGCGTTTTCCTTGCCGTTAGTTATCTGGCGGACTATCCAGTCCTTTGTAGTATCATCGACCGATTTAATGAGGTAATTCTCCCGATCTGAGACCATTTCCTGAACTAAAGGAGATGGTTTAAAATTCTCACTTATACCCAGCTGGTCAAAAGCATTTTTTCCTCCGGCAACGGCAGCTTCTATCAAATATTGTTTTAAGCCATAGAAATCAAATGAGTCGATATATGCATCGATCGCAGCGTCCGATTCCTTGTCCTTTGCCATCTTGTTAAACTCTCCGACTATCTCTGCACTCGTGAACGGTTTCAACTGCTTCTTGAGGCTTTTTTTTACGGCTTTGAGGAATTTCCTGTATTCTTCCGTTTTTTCGAATTCATCTAGGGCAGTATATTTCTGATCTTCTATTTTTTTTAACTCGGCAAATATTTTCTTAACTTCATCCGCTGAGTTTGCTTTATTCAGACCGTTCTCGATCATGTGATACACATCTTCATCGATAAAATCAGACTCAAATTTACGATATACTTTACCTTTCTTTTTAATGTCATTAACCGCTTTCTTTTCCCAGGCTGATAAATCTCTATCAACCTTTTGTTGCATATCTTCTTGAACCGGTTGAGTATCGCTTTCTGGAGGTTTTGCCTGCTGAGGTTTAATCGGGTTTAGTGGATCGATTGGCTTTGCCTGTTTTGTTGCTTCGGTTACTTCAACTGCTTGCGTTCCCTGGATAAGCATTGGTTTTACACCCAGCTTTTCCATTCCGCGATCCACACGAGCCTCATCAATTCCAATGATTCCAAGGGGGACCTGGTCCTTTATTTGCTGATCGGTAAATCTGCGTTTAATACCAAGGAAACGGAAGGCAAGATCGTTCAGCTTCAGTTCCTTGCGGACCACTTCTTCTGTGAAGATATCCTCGACGTACTGTGCAAGAGGAATAAGGCCCTTATTATCGCCGATTCTTTCCTGGCTATCTGCATTCTCCTTATATTGCTTCATTTCGAGGCCTAGCTCCTGTGGAGTAATATCAAAAAGCATAGCGACTTTCCGATCCAGGTAATCAAAGAATTCTTTGAAAGCATAATCACTCGGTTTTTTGGTTGGCTGGTATTGAGATCCGGCCGGAATCGGGAACACTCTATTTTGTCCTTTCAGTCCTGAGACCATCGCATCGAAAAAGACTTTATATTGCTCGATCTGCTGAGGGGTCCAGCTCTCCGGCATTCCTATAAAGCCTTGTGGAACATTAGAATCCTTTAATGACGATACATTGAACATCATGGCGGACAATTCAGCATCGACTGTTATAAGGAGCGACTCGAGTGGGGATAAGCCATATGGAGTATTTGTCCGAGGATTCATTCTTCGATAGATTAGATCATCTCGAGTCATTTCTTCACCCTGTTTTCCATTTATGAATTGTTCGTATGCCACTTCTGGAGCTTGTGGAATTCGGCCGATCGAATCTACCTTTACGGTGATGGTAGAGCCATCAATAGGAATCAATGAGAGCAGTTGACCACCTCGAGCACGTTCTTTATAAAGGACGCAAGCATCCAGGACCATAATATCTTCAACCATCATATTCAACATTTCACGAAAAGAAAAAGATCCGGATAGCTTCTCAAATTCTGCTCGAATATTACCAATCTGGTCCACTGAATATTCCTTACCAACGGTTGGCCGATCATCGATAATGCTCCATTCCATTTTACTTATCTGGCGTTTACGAATATTGATAGCGGCTCGAGAAGTCTCATGTAACACTGAGATATTTCTTAGCACCTGATAACTAACTCCGCCAGCAAAACTATTTTTAGAAGCATCTGGGCTCGTGTTCCAAAGACTATAAGGAACCTGTAATAAAGAGGGCGTCTGTTGATCCCTTTTTTCAAGTGTGGTAAGCACAGATAATGTTAATGGCTGGATTATGTGCGTATTAATGAATCGGGACATGAAGCTCATATATTCTCATTATGATTACTTTTTGCGCTTTCGTTGCGCTGCAATAAGTCTTTTTTTAACTAATGTTATGATGCGATCATACGCACGTTTGCTATTACTCTTGTTCCGACACATCATGTATCCAATTTCTTCAAAGGAATAGTCAAACTGTATAAGAACAGCAATCAACCGATAGGTATCATTTGGTAACGATTTAATCAGCATTTGGAAATCAACATTTTCCAGGGCTTTGACGATACTTGTTGTATCTACAGCATCGGTATCAAAGAGATTAACCGTATCGAACGTTTTGTAATGTCTATTTTCCTTCAGCATTATTTTTATGTATTCTTGCTAAAATAGGCTTCTTGTGGCTTGTCGCCTTACGGAATACCTTTAACCATTCCTTACACACGATATTCCAGTCAAGATTCTGCTTCACATATTCGACATTCTCGACAGCTCTCTTTTTGTATTCATCGTAATGGTTATGGATGTGGACCATCTTATCTACCAGCTCGGCAACATCGACGATCGGGCGGAGTATTTCATTATCAGATGGCAAACATACCCAGTCGGTATTTCTTTTTCCAGCTGTTACCAGTGTTCCGCGACCATCTGCAAGCATTTCGGTGAGTGAGCTATGATCTGGTGCAATAACTGGAGTTCCTACAGACATACTTTCAGTTACCGCAAGACCCCAGCCTTCACCCAGGGTCGTCGTCATAACGAGATCTGAAGAATTGTAGATGCCGTTCATTACTGGCAATGGAACTCCGGAAGCTGGATCAAAATTGGTAGGTAGAAGATAGTCTTTATCCGGAATTAGATCGAAGTTTCTTGCAAGTTCTGAAATACCGTAACCGACATCCTGATCTGCCATATGCAAATAGAGGATTGCATTCGGAACGATATTCTTAAACAATCTGAAAGCCTGAAGAGTTCGAGCAATGTCCTTTCTTGGCTGGTTGCGATTTACATTCGTTACCAAGAATTTACCATCGGCCAGCTTATCAAAATACTTCGATCGGAATTCGTCACGATCCTTTTTCTCCATAGGGAAATAGTATTCACAATCTACTCCATGAGGAATTACTCGAAGTCTGCTCTCGAGTTCTGGATCAAATTTAACGCTCTGTGCTTTACCAAATTCTGTATATGAAACCGGGTAATCAAAGAGTGAGACGGCCTGCTTAATCCAGTTTTCTTTTGCTGGAGCATCAATAGGATAATAGAAGATTGTTTTACATGGTCTACCTGCCTTTTTAAGCTCTCCGATAATTCTATAGAAGTCTTTCCCCATTGCTTCCACGATATAGGTATCCTGGAGTATAAATACGGCATCATACTGAGCGGTAGCGAGCAGCTTCAGAAATCCTTCACGGCCATATACATCACCAGCCGAGATATGAGTTGCCGGGAATACTCGGACCTGTGGGTATACGTTCTGCCATTCATTCGGCAGACCGAAGTAATTTATCCCAACAATATCCAGCTGAAACTCTTGTGTTTTTACAAGCTGTTTTACTATATTGTGCGAGACAGTAGCAAAGCCTGTGGAACAGGTAAAATCGCAAAGCATGAGAACACGCTTTACTTGACCGGTTGACGGCTCAGGTTGAGTTTTTGGTTGTTCTGGTTGATTCATAGGACCGGCGGCTATACGATCCTATGGCGGTTAGTTAATTAAGAACCAAGAATATCTACTTTTTCCACATAGTTTGCATTTAAAATTATTTATGTACAAGCATGTATGTAACAATCTCCAATAACGATTAATCATGTGATAGAGTTAATTTTTACAATGATATGATTGGGATCGCTGTCGAAATCTAATTCGGTATTTTTTTTGGGAATAAGAATTCGCTGTGAGCCGTCATAAAGGACTAACGCCTGGAAGCAACACCAGCTGATGTATTCAAAAGCCGAAATAGACATTGGAGGTCTTTCTTCGATATCTCGACCAGCTGTTCTTTTGAACTTTGCTTGCTTTTTATCCATGTTAGTTTGATAAATTGATTAATTCTATAATTTGGTGAAACTCGATATATTCAAGGCCTGTATCTCTTCCATCGATATGCAAGCGCATTTTATTTATCCTCATTTTTTCCTTCAATTTGATCTTAAATCTTTCGATAGCGTCATTAGCGTTTGGTATGATCCCTCCAGTACTGGTTGAGTCTGATTTGCTATCCATTATTTATTAAAGGGAAACTTAAAATACTTCTGCTCCATATCGCTCGGCTCACTTACTACTGGGTGTCCCCATTTTTGTAAGAAGTAGTTACCATTCTGCGAGAATGATGCTTGGTTCCTGGTAAACATTTCCGAATCTTCTTTGATGGTTCTACTTCCGTAATGGAAAAAGCGAGCACCTTCAAAACATACAGCTTTAAAGTTATGCTTCACCATTCGCCAGGCAAAATCATTGTCTTCATAGTATGCCGATATAAAGTTCTCATCAAAAAGACCTGGATATGGTTCGTTCTCTCCCTGCTCTGCAGCGCAGAGTCTCTCTGGGAAATCAGCTCGAATAAGGAAACTAGAGAAATGAGGGTAAGGGTTCACATGATCGTAATCAGTAGCATCCGAAAGGGTTTCCTTCTCTGTATACTCAGACATACTAATCAAATCATATTCTATATGTTTATCGGCAAAATTAATTAAGTTATCGATCGCACCTCGTTTGAAGATAATATCGGTGTTTATTATCAGGACATACTTACAGCCGAGTTCCTTGGCTCTGGAAACTCCCGCATTCCAGGCTTTGGCAACGGACTGAGGTTCTTCTCGCTTCAGGATAACGATGTTTTTAGGGTCCTGATTAAAGGCATACGGTAACGGAATAAATTCTGGAGAAATAAAATTTTCTACCGGAAACCAGACAAATCCATCTTGAACATCGATACTTCTGGTTGTTTCATCCAAGTACCGCTTATGAGCGATGTTCTTAATAAAGATTGGTGCGGTGATAGCTATTTTAGGTTTCATTTTGAGCTTTAAAATTTTCTAAACATTCGATATTGCAAAATAACATTCCGTTATATTCCTCCATGAAACTTTTACTGTGCATACGATCTTTCGCCGGACACCCTGAAAACTGACAGTAAGTATCGTACAATGTGCGGCCGCTTCCTTCTCTATTAGTTTTATTGGAACCCTTATTCTTGTTATAGCAATTGATACAAAGTCCCTTCCCAGCATGTCTTCTATCTGATCTTCCGCAATCGAGACACCCATCATATTTTCTGGTCCATTTTCCATTCTCAACCTCTTTAGATTTATTTATTATAGGTTTTTTATTAACTGGGGCTTCTGGTTGTTCCGATTGGTCTTCATATTTCTGATTTCCCATCTCACAGAAGGTATTAACAACATCTTCTACAAGGACATTATTATCCTTTGCTATGGCCTCAATCCGCTCTAAGATGTCTTGTCGCATCTTTATATTTACTTCAACGAATGTAGTACGGATAAAGGCAATACTCATATCTTGTACATCGTAATTATGTAATCATCGCCCACTTTTCTCTCGAATGATTGACGGAATCCTAAGCGTTTATAGAGGTTATATGCTTTCACATTTGATGCCCAGACATCAAGCATTACTTCGCCTTTACACTTCGCGATAAGTTCCTCGAATAGCTGTCTTCCATTTCCCTTGCCCTGATATGCTGGGGCTATAGCACCGGTCAAAAAGCTATATACTCCACAGTTGGCTATCATCCCGTATCCTATAATATTATGGTCGTCATCACTGAATAAATAAAGACTCTGAAGCCCTAAAGCGTGTTTTTGGATATACTCAGCAGAGAAGTAAGCTTGTTCCTGAGCCGTAATAGCACTTTGATTACGTGTCATAAATTCACAGACCATATTCCGGATCTCTCGAACTGTTTCAAATTGATTTGGATGTGTGACTAGTATTAGCATATTAGTTTTTCTTATTTTTAACTATATCTTCTGACTCTCTTAAAACTGCTCCTTCATATCGCCAAGGTTCCTCCAAATGAATTGCACCGGCGGCTGCCATCATAAAGATAACTCTAAGAACTGGCACTTTCGACATTTGCTGAACGATATGAGTGCAAATAGCTGCTGGATGGCCTGAAAAGTTCCAGGTTATCTTTTCATCAGTAACTTCAAGTAAAAAGTAATTTTTCTGCACATCTTTTTTTTCTTCTGCCATATTAGATTTGAGTTTGCTTCCCTTCTGCATTTGTAACGATATACCCAGCATCGATCATTCCAGGGACCAATTTTTTACTATCTCTGTATTCAGTTAGATATCTGCGTTCAGCTTCCATATACAGCGTTTTACCAGGATCGCCGTCAATTAGAGCGAGCTTCTGTTCTTTACACCATCGGCCAGCATCTTCATGGTATTGTGTTTCGAGTACTGATGTCTGTCCGCCGATATGGTCGATTTTAACACCCATTACACCTACTCTAAGACCGTTCTCAATTAAGCGCAGCGGCCAAATGCGATCCATAAAATGGCAAAGGGGAATGTTTTTATCGATCTTAAGAACGTCAATAGCTTCATATCGGAAGAGCATAAAGAGTGAATCAAGAACGATGGCTGGATATAGACCATAAATATACATACCAGCCTCCTGAGTCTGTCCTTTTACACCTGCAAAGCTACACATTGTTCCTTGACCGCGACCACCTAGGTAATCTACTTCCTTAGAGCCACACCAGCCAATAAGAGAGAGTTTCTTATCATTAGCAAACTCTTCACGCATTCGCTGATCGAAACCTTTTTCATAGATTATTACGTCATTGTGAATAAGACCAACAGCATCGCCTTTTTTTGCCAGCTTCTTTAGCTCTAATAAGGGGTAGTAATATCCAGTGTTCTCCTTATTTCTGATGACAGTAATTTTAAATGGTGCTCTCTTTGGTCCGTATTCTTTTGCTGTGTATATCTGTTTTTTACCTTGATCGATAAGGACGAGCTCGAAATTCTTAGGATATTCCACAGTTTCGATAAGGCTTTGTATCAATTGATCTGTAAGTTCTTTTTGGTTAATAACCGGTACACCTAGGATTATTTTCATATAGTTAAAAAATGTTTTTAATTTCAAAATCATCTGCCCATTCGTTCATCGTTTTTATCATGTAGGCAATTTCTTCTTTTGTAAGGGACCAGTGGACAGGGATAGATACCTGGCGACTCGTGAATTTACCCACTCCTGGAAGATTGCTCTTTGATTCTGCAAAACAAGTATGAGTATCATTTCTAGCATGAACACTACTGACCATAATTCCTTTTTCCTTCATTGCTTTCATAAACTCGTCCTTAACATAACTATCCTGAAGTACCAGGGTAAGCAACCAGTATGAAGAATCAATATTCGGTAATGAATGTTGTGCAGCTATCGCAGAACCTGGTTCAACAGAAACCACTCCTTTATCTTTTGTTGCAACTGGGACCGGTGGCATGAACTTTGTCGAAGAAGCGAACTTAAAATAATTGGATAAGCCTCGAATTAAAGACAAAGCATTATCTTTATGCTTTCCAACAATAGATTCAAGATGCTTAAACTGCTCAATACCTACTGTGGCATTAATATCGTTCATGTGGAATTTGTATCCCCATTCCTTAATATCTTCTTCACAGCGGAAATCTTTGCGATCTGAATCTCGATCGATACCGTACCAGCGGAGAAGTTTTCCTCGAACATAATCCTCAGTGCTTCTGACAACAAGCGCACCACCATCAATAGTAGTAATATGTTTTATTGCCTGAAAAGAGAAAATGGTATAGTCGGCCAGCGTGCCAGCCTTCCTACCCTTATACGTCATACCAAGGCCGTGTGCTGCATCGTCAATTGTCTTTACTCCATATTGCTTTCCGATTCGATTCAGTTCGTCCCAGTCACATGGTGTACCACCCCAGTCAACGCCGACAATGGCGACTGTGTTTTCGTTAATCTTTCTCTCTACATCGACAGGATCGATAAGGCCAGTATCAGGATCTACATCGGCCCAGACAATCTTTCCACCATTGGCAAGGATCGGCATATTCGTCGCTGTACAGGTCATTGGGGTAGTGATTACTTCTTTACCTGGTCCTACCCCTGCTAATCGAAATGCAAGGTGAAGAGCTGCAGTACCAGAATTTACTGTAAGGACGTTTTTATTATCAAAGATACCTGCGAGAACTTGCTCGAATTCATCCACCTTAACACCCTGCCCAATAAATCCCGAGTAAAGGACCTTCAGTAATTCATCCCCAACCTTTTCCGACATAAAGACGGAGAATAGAGGGATCGGATTTCGGATGTTGCCTTTTCCGAACTTTGGCGGTTGATAGTGTTCATGCTGTTTCATGTTTTATTTCTGGTAGATCGGGTCTAATTTGTAATGCTAGTTGGACGCATTCCGGTGTCCGGAAAAAGAATCCATTAACCTCGATCATTTCTGCAAAGTGCTGGGTCGATTTGCGATCACATTGACAAGAGCTGCACTGACAATATTTGCTTCCCTTCTCGTAATCGCAGTCATATTTCCACGAGTTCTTGCTCTTTCTGACTCGCTTCTTCTTTACGTTCGCCACTCAGGATTCCCCCTTTCAATTTCTTTATGGGGCCGATCCGCTATAACATCCCCCTTTTTGTCTACAAAGAAATCTCGGCCGTGTGCCGTGAAAACGGATTGCGTTCTACTTTTAATAGAGGGAATGGTGAATGCAGATTTAGAGGGAGCGGGTGGTCGTTTTATGAGGCAGACACTACAGTGGAATGGTGGCAAACCTTTGCGATCAATACCATTTATATGTCCATGATTACAATCAGCATATCTAGGAACCTGAGTACCGTACATTGTAAAAGTTTCTTTACTTTTAGGGTCCAGTCTTCTCAGGAAAGCCATATATAGGCTTCTTATTTTTTTGAATACTCTATTCATAAAGCACCGGGCTAACCGCTTATCCCGGTACTTTACGGCGGTTAAAGTATCAATCAAATCCTAACCCCTAGCTGTAACTGTGTTATTTCACAGTGAGCATTTGTTCTCGCCACGTTACAAGCTTGCAAACCTAAGCTGTTACGTTTACAGCCCGTGTTTCTCCTTGCTCCTAAGTTTTTCAGGCTTAGTCCTCCGGATGTGCGTACCACTAGGGGTTAGAGTTCGACTTTTTCATGTACTCCAATATCGACGGTATATCTTTACCTTTATAAAAGGCTAGTGCTAAACTATCAGCTCGATCAGGTGAGGGTAATCCTCGTTTTTTCATATCTTCTTTGCTTTCGATCTGAATTCTGCCTCTGGAATCAAATTTATATTTGATAGACGACAATTGTGCTTTCAGTTCATCATCATCCGGGATATCAATATCACCGGCAATAAACCTTTCTCTTAAGGACCAGAATATCTCAGCACGAAGATTTATAAATCGTTCACTATCGTTTGCATCGATCGCCACATTTACATCATGGATCATGTCTTCTCGCATAGGGTTCAACTGTCTTAAGCGGTCCATAGGACCAGAGCCAAGACCGATAATATCGCCGTTAAAATGTGCGAATGGATGAGACTTGAAAATGTGATCTGCGATCTGGCCGGATGCCATAGTGTCCATTTTCTGATGGATTGACTGCTCTTTAACCTTCGGTCCCTTACGCGGAGTAAAAACGATTTTATCGTCTCCGAACCGGGCGAAATCTCCGCCAATGCTTTCCTCGTCATCGTCTTTTGGAGTAAGCTCTCTTTGAGCTGCCTGTTCCACATAGATAAGAGGAATAAGGGTGTCTGTACCAAGCTCAGGGAAATTACCTTCTATACGAGCATCCCACATCGGGCTTCCAGTTCCCCAGGAAACTACCTTATCTGCTACCCAGCGAGGAGTTACCAATCCGGGGAAAGGTAGAGGACCAGTAATTTTTTCTTCCCAGGTCCCGTTCAAGATATCATCTCGAGTAATTCCGAAAGCCGTAAAGTTTGGTGTATCCCAAACTGCAATATGAATTTTATTGTAAGTCTCCAATCTATGAGATTGGAAAAATACTCCTGAAACCTCAATAGGGTTTCCAATCATAAGGAGTCGACTCCGCTCACTGGTTAAATTACCTTCGATAGCATCAAATATTTCCTCCTTTATTCCTGAAGCCTCATCTATGATTATGAGAATGTCTTCTGCATGGTATCCCTGGAAGTTACTAGGTTCATCTGAGGTCCCTCCGAATGCATACCACTTATCAGAGATATTGATTGCCGTCTGCAATAACGTTCCACCGATTTCATAAGGACTTAAATTGTAAGCAGTTCTGATCTCTCTCCAAAGAATATTCGCTACCTGTTTAAAGGTTGGAGCTGTCGTTATGACAATGCTATTCTTCTTTGTTGATAAAAAATGCAGTGCTACCCGGGCTGAAATAAACGATTTTCCAGCTCCGTTACAAGATCGTACCGTCGTTTTTTGAAAGTGCTCAATCGAATTAATAATCTCCTTTTGTTTTTTCCAAAGCGTATTACCGAGGATCTCCTCGCAGTAATAAATACCATCATTCAACTTTTTCCGTAACGCTTTTTTGTTCATTCATCATCTTTAACAAGATCGGTAATAGATAATTTCCCGCGATGCTCATTAACTTTCGTATCTGTCCATTTATCTCGTTGTCGATTCTTCAGCCAGAATATAATTGCCGTCACATCAGGTGGATAATGCTTCTTGATTTTCTTTTCAACAATTACGCCTTTGAAGTGATCGATATAAGTATCTGGTAGAGTGAAGCCGGTAGCTCGTTTGAAGAGAGAAGCTGCTACTTTAAGATCAGCTTCATCTTTACCCTTCTTTAGGGACACAAGAAACTTAGGATATTTCTTTTTCCAAGTATTGATAGTAGGCTCCGACACATCGAAGAATTTAGCAATTTCTTTATCTGTTGCGCCGAGAAGTGTGAGAAGATACACTTGCCGATTAAATGTAGTTTTGTATTCTGATTTTCGTCCTGTTTTTGACACGGTTTATTTCATAGTCTTTTGCTATATTCATTCTGGCAGGTTTATTATGAAAGTCAAGAGGGATTTATTTTGGAGCCAGCAGTTTGTCTAAAGGCACCTTAAGTGAGACAGAAATTAAATAAAGAGCATGGATGCTGGGAATATATTCACCAGATTCTACCCTGCTAATGTAAGCTCTATTAAATCCGCATTCGTAAGAAAGCTTCTCCTGAGAAATTTTAAGACGGGTCCTGAAATATCTCACTCGTTCGGCGATTCTTTTAGCCAGCTCGTTCTTATTCAGCATGACGAATTTTTATATGATTCCGATATTTCATCAACTCCGTATTAGGCAGGGTTTAATGCACTAATATGATTTTTCGATCCATTTGTATCGTTTTTATTTGATTTCACCCTTAATTTCGTCATAATAGCCGCCTCTGCTTCTTTTATGGCAGGGTAGTATATCGTAGTCTTAAATGGCTTTGACCAGTCAGCAAAGCTCTCGATGATATCCTTAGCAGTAATAACTTTCGGAACAATATCGTTGTTTTCAATCATATTTTCGATAATTTCTTCGTCTTCATCGTAATAATGCTTATAGAGGATATTTATATCCTTGTGGTTTGTAATTTTTGCAACCTCCTGAAGTTTGTGCTTTTTTAGATACATGCTGGCGCCGGTCCCTCGAAGCGATTTACCGGTAATTTTCTTATGAATACCTACTAATTCACATCGATTAGTTAATTCCTTATTGAACCAGTGAAGGTCAAAAGGACCTCGCGGATCTATTGAAAAAACATATCCGTGAGCATATCTCGGTAAGGATCTTAACTGTTCGCGAATATAAAGAGGGAGGTAAACTTTATGTGTAGTCCCGTTTTTAGTTAATCGAAGATATAAATGAGGCTCTTTATAATGGGACCCGCTATCATCAATATCAGACCATTTAACTTTTCGAAACTCTCCTGGTCGTGAAGTCGATAAGATAGCAACATCCATTACCAGCTTAAAGAAGAAGTCCTTAAAGTAGCTTCCCTGGAAGCAATCTTTATTCCATTGATTCTGCTTATATAATATACATATACTTTTCACTCTCTCAATTTCCTCTACAGTAAGTTTTTCAGTTTTTTTTCGATCTTCATCTTCGTTTCGACTCATATTCTCGAGTACAAATGAAGGAACGCACTTCTTCGCAATCACTCGAAGCATTGATAGATATTTATTATAGTACGAGTTGCTGATTGTCTTTCCTCGCTTATTCTTAAATGAAACGCAGAGTTCGTCAAGGAATGCATCGACTGTTATCTGATTAAATTCCTTGTCAGTAAAAAACTTCGAGATCACCTGATATTTTTCTAGATAATAGCTCTCGACAACTCTGTTATTTCTTCTCTTAAAGTAATAATTTCGCAACTCATCCCACTCAACGGTTAGCAT